GGCAGTACGTACTGGAGCAGACAATAGCGGCGCGCTAGTATTCGTTCCATACAACAACGGCATTCGTGCCGAGGCGATGCGTATATTGCCATCGGGCCGCGTCGGCATCGGCACCACCTCGCCCGCCACATCCGCGTTACTGGACCTGTCCAGCACCACCGGCGCGCTGCTCATACCGAGGATGACCACGACCCAACGCGACGCACTGACGGCAGTTAATGGTATGCTCATTTACAACACCACGACTAACAAGTTTCAGGGGAGGCAGAACGGTGCGTGGGTTGACCTTGCATAACGGGCAGCCATGGACCACAAACTGAGCCACGCACCGCACCGCGGCGAGCGCCCACCACCGCGCCGCAAGCCGCCTAATGTACACCACCAACAACCGCTGGTACGTGAACGTTGCTGGCACGTGGCGTTATGTAACGCTGACCTAAGGAGGCATCAGGGTAGATGGGATTCGATAAGCTGGGACTGCACATCATCGGAAACTGGCGCGGCAGTCTGGGGCGGGCGCGGCTAGTGAAGTTGGTCGACGTCTCGGTCGAGTACGTCGCGCAGATCCGGGCAGAGCTGGGACCACAGGCACTCATCATTGTGAGGTGGGTGCAGGGCTCGCAGCCGCTGGACAACCCTGCAGCGCGAGCACAGCAGTTTGTGGCCCGCTATCAGTCGGCCATGCTCGCCATGCGCCAGACGGCGGGGGCGAACATCGCCTTCGAGGGGTACAATGAAATCCCCGACGACCAGGCCGAGGCGTATGCCGCCTTTGAGGTGGAACGGCTGCGGCTGATGCATAGCCTCGGGCTGCGGAGCGTGGTCGGCAACTGGTCGGTGGGCACACCTGACATCCAGGTGTGGGCGAAGTATCAGCCGGTGCTCAATGCTATGGACTCCCGCGACTTTGTAGGCCTGCATGAGTACTGGGTTGATACTGCCGACATCAGCAACCGCTGGCACTGTGGTCGCTGGCAGCTCGTACCGCAGCTCGCGGGCAAGCCCGTCGTCGTCACTGAATGCGGGCGCGACGTGGTAGAGGGACGCGGGCAGCCCGGATGGAAGCGCACTTGCGATCCGGCAACATTCCTGGCCGATCTGCGGACCTATAACACGCTACTAGAGCGGTTCCCGAATGTTCTTGGCGCGACCGTATTCAGCACGCCTGGGCCAGGGGGAGCGTGGTCCGACTTTGACCCCTCGCCGGTGTGGCCGTCCGTGGTCGCCTCGTACAGCAATCCGCAGACGTATCCAGGCGTCACGATACCCAAGCCCCCGACGAACAGCGCTAGGGGGCCCGACCCGACCGTGCCCTACTGGCACTCAGACCGGCACGGCTACACCCCGGCGTGGGTGATTATCCACGACACCGAGGGGCCGGCGGAGGCGGCTCTGGCGTGGTGGAGCTCGGGCAGCAACCCGGGCAGGTCGAGCGCGCACTACCTGGTGCGCTCCAACGGCGAGGTGATATCCGTAGTGCCGGAGGTGCGTGCGGCGCACCACGCCGGTGGCGGCAAGTGGCCGGGGATCCCCGCTGGGGCGATTGGCGGCACGAGCGTCATCAACCTGGTGTCCATCGGCGTTGAGCTAGAGTATCCCAAGGCGCCGGCCTCACCGCCATGGCCCGAGGTGCAGCTTGTGGCGGCGGCCAAGCTGGTCAGGGAGATAACCAGGCGGTATAGCATCCCCCGCGAGCGGGTGCTGCGACATGCAGATGTGGATCCTGGGAGGCGCAGTGACCCGCGTAATTTCGCATGGGATGACTTCTTGAACCGAGTTTTCGAGACGACACAGGAGGCAGACGTGGAGAGCGAAATCTTGAGAGCGGCTTGGGAAGCGATGAGAGTGCCGTACAATAGTCTGGCGGCGTTCCCCCGTGTTGCCAGGACGAATGATCTAGGTGCACCACTGCTGCCAGAGCAGGACGTCGTCATCGGCGGTGTGACGTACCGCTACCAGCCGTTCGCGCGAGGGGTTGTGTACGCCAAAGTCGGCGACTGGGGCAACTGCAAGATCATCAAGTGGTGAGCATGGCCAAGATGGAAGACAGAAACGCCATCCTGGCGAAGATCGACGGCGCGCTCCAGGATGCTGATACGCCGCGCTGGGCTATCCCGGTGCTGCTGTGCATGCGCGACGATCACACCAAGTTGCATGCACATCTGGCCGCGCACAGAGACTGGTCGCAGCCGGTACGGCAGATCGTGGTGAGTGTGGTAACCGCGCTGGCGGTAGCGCTAGCGCTGTGGTTTGCGGCAGGCAGATTGCCGGCAGTGTTTGGCCCATAGGAGGGACACATGTTGGACTTTGTTGTTGCGGGTATCCCGGCTGGTGTAGTCGTCGTGGCGCTGGTCGAGGCGATCAAGCGCCTGCTCAAACTCGACGGCGACGTGGCCATCGCGGTCGCCCTGGTCGTCGGCGTCCTGGTGGCCGTCGGCGCGCACCTGGCCAGCATCTCGCCGGTTTTTAGCGAGTGGTGGCAAACCATCGTCGCTGGTCTGCTGCTTGGTCTGGCCGCCTGCGGGCTGTTCGATGCCGGGCAGGCGGTCAAAAGCAAGTTCCTGTAGCCTACAAGCCCCCTCCTCCCACGCGAAACCCCCGGGGCCACTCCCTCCCTGGGGGTTTTGCGTCTTCCCGCGAAAAAAGTTGCATCCACATCGACCCGCTCGAGGGTACTGAACGGCAGCGTAGCATGGTGGTGCGTAAAAATGATTCCTGCGCGCGGAAAAAAATAGGCATAAATGCCTACCAAAGGTCTTGACATCGTGTGCACTTTGGTGTACAATACGGTCACAATCGTGAATTGAAGAGTGGTCAGGGAGGCGACAACATGGCAACGATCAAGGATGTACGAGTCTGGTGGAACCCTGCTCGGACCGAATGCCGTGTGTATGTCCACACGGCAGACGGTCGGGAGGGCGTCCGCTACCTCACCGATACGCGGTGGCACCGCCGCGGATCGGTAGAGGGCGACCTCACCGCAGAGGAGTGGCGGCAGGCCAGGGAGCTGGCCTGCCGTGGCAACCAATGGCATTTCTACGCAGCGCCCGCGCCCGCTGCGCCCGCCGCAGCGCCCGCGCCCGCTGCGCCCGCCGCAGCGCCCGCGCCCGCTGCGCCCGCTGCGCCCGCTGCGCCCGCGGGCAAGGCCGCATTCCCAAAGGCCAAGCGCGGCGGCTACTGCCCCCGCTGCGGGCACTGGGCCGCGCCGGGGAATGACTTGGTGCTAGAATATGACGCGGTAGAGGACCGCCAGGTCTACCGCGTCTACCACAGCGACCGCGGCGTCTGCGAAGCAAATATTGCCGCGGACGCCGCGCGCCGCGCGCGGCGCTTGGCATTCGAGGAGCAGTTGGCGTCCTTCCGCGCGCGCTTTCAGGACGCCGAGTACCCGCCACAGGTCAGCGTCGATGAGATAGAGGCGGGCGAGACCGTATATGACACCTATTCGATTTATGGCTCCGGCTCTCGCATTGTAATTTGCGAGAGCTGGATTTGGTGGATTGAACAGAACGGCATGGATGGCGATGACTGGGCGCGCAACAATTCTCGCCTCGGCATCGCCCGCCGTCTGCCCATCACCGATGAGCTAGTGGCGTCCGCCCGCGCCCTCGCCGCCGCCGCGGCGGCGTTCGAGGGCGAGACGGACCCGCGATTCATCCCATACGCGCTGCGCTAATCCAGTCCAGCGCTCCCCGCCCGCCGTCAGAATAGGCGGGCGGGGAGCCCTATCGACCCGCCCGAGGGTACTGGCCACCAGCCCCGCGCTGGTGGGTCGTAGAAACAAAGAGGAGGATCATCATGCAGTTAGCCTTTATTCTCGAGGAAAACGGAAACGTGAGTCTGGCCCGCGTCTTCCAGACTCCCAGGTGCACCGCCGTCGCCCTGACGAGCGACGGCCGGGTGCTCGAGGACGACAGGTTCTACATCCTGCCGTCCAACGACGACGAGCTTTTGGCTCGTCGTCTCGACATAATTGAGGCGGACGGGTTCCAAACGGAAACCCTCCGCCGCCTCCGGGATGCGGTGGCGGAGCCAGCGTGGCTGCACCGATACCATATTGAGGTCGGTGCACACCTGGAAGATTAACCAGATACGGCGCGGAGGCTGAACACCTCCGCGCCGTATCTGCCGCTCCGCGGGCTAGCCCACGAAGCGGCTAGCCGCGTAGGGGAGCTCGTAGAAGAGAGGAGAAAAATGGCGAAATTCTATAACGGTTGGTGGCACTGCGAGTGCGGCACTGAGCTACCCGAGGCGCCCAGGACACGAGATGGGCGCGGGTTCGTGGAGTGCAGCGGTTGCGGGGCTTATTGGCTTTATGATTACTGGGTCCTAAACCGCTGGCCCGGTGATACTGGCACCGGCGGCCTGACGCCCCGGCTCATCCTGCGGCAATAATAGAAGACCGTGCAGATCGGCGGCCCCCTGGGAACTGTCCCAGGGGGCCGCTGATGAGGTCGGCCGAGCATGGCGACACGAGGCGCTACTACTGCGCCCGAGCGCCATATTTGGCCATCGTGATCTGCCGCCAGCACACTTGCGCGCTGGCGGCTAGCCCCTTGTAAGAAATTGAGGAGGTCGATCATGGACATTTGCGATGCACTGAAGCTCATTGCTACGCGTTCTGGCGCTGCGCAGCGCGACGCGATCAGGGCGCTGCGCAGTACCGGCCACGCACAGAAGATACGATTCAACCTCGTGGCCGAACATGCCCTGACCGACTATGCCGCCGCCTTCACGGCGGAGGAGCGCGACGCCATTCTCGCGCTCATCGACTGGCCCGAGGATGGGCCGCGCACCGAGCGGCTGAGCATTCGCCTCACGGAGGCGGAGAAGGCCACCATGCAGGCCCTCGCCGCCTCCGAGACGGGCGGCGACCTGTCCGAGTTGGTCCGCCGGCGCGTCCTCGGCTCATAGTATGTGGGCGCGGAGACCCCCGCCTTCAGAAGGGGGAGGAGCTATGGACCAGCAGCAACTGATCGATAAGGCGCTCGATGACCTCTTCGGCGACCTCGCTGACGCCACGCTCTCACGTCAGCACGTTGAGCACGTGCTGCGGACCCTGGCCCAGCGGGTGGCGACCGATGCGGCCAACGCAGCGCTGATGAGTCTCCTCACGACGCAGGACATGGCGCATCGCCTGTTCGTAAGCGCGCGAAGGGTCCGCGCCCTGGCGAGAGCCAGAGGCGTGGGTCGGCAGGTGTCGCGCGGTACGTGGCTGTTTCGTCCAGAGGATGAGGAGCGTCTCCGACCTGGGCCGCCAGGTCGAAGACGCACGCGGTGGTAACCGAGACTGCCAGGGGCCGGCTGCTCTGAGGCTGGCCCCTGCGGCGCCTCAAAGCCACCGATCCACGGGCCCACGTCTTTCCGTTTTGTCATACTCCCCCCCTACCCCCAGTAACTCGTAGAAACAGTATACAGCGTGGCGCAGAAATTCGCTAACGATTCCATCGAAAAATCTTGACATCTGCCACAGACTGTGGTATACTTGAGCCATAGAAAACGGCATGCTTAGACGGCCCTTTTTTCGGTCGCCAGAGCATAGAAAGAGCACGGAATGACCATAGACAAAGAACAGGACATGACTCACATGACTCAGAGAGAGAAGACGTGCTTCACGGTCAACATTTCCATTCGCTACCGAGAGATGTTGACCAAACTAGCGGAAGTCAGCAGGCGGCCACGAGCAAACGTGCTGGAGGTACTCATCGAGCAAGCAACCCGCCAGCCCTCGCTCGTTGGTATCCCGTCAATACCGGGCGTCGAGAGGCCAACGAGCGAGAACCCCACTGAGGACGCAGCATGACCGATACGGCATACGGTGAGTTTGCAAGGAGGGGCTATGGAGCGACCTGGTGATCGTGTGTGCGTGATAATCTGCCTGCTGGCCATGGCATACCTGCTCTGGCACATGATCCGAGCAGGATGGCTGTAGAACAATGGGCACGCTTGGGTACGGGCCACTGCCGCTCAGACAACCGGTACGAGTGCATCAAGTTGCGGAAGGAGGTAGAAGCACTGAGGAAGGTCATCACAGACTTACGGCAAAAAGAGCAGCGCGCTTGACTTGAGTGGAGGCACTCGGAGCACACGAAAGGAAATACTACAAATGGCTACAAACCCCGTTCAAATGGACGACCCCTTTGAGACAGCGAGCAACGCGACCCTGGTCCCCCGAAACTACTACGGCCAGATTCAGATCGACGCCTGGCACTGCGTGCTGATCAAAGGCCAGGGCAAAGTGCCATTCGATCCCACGTACCACAGCCGCGACGACCGGCGGACAGCGATCACCATCAGCCTGCTCCCGTTGCCTGAGCAGAACGTCCAATTCGATCTCGCCCGCGACCTGATCGCCGAGAGCCGCGAGTGGGCGGGGATCATCTGGCCAAGCCTCAGAGCGCTGGGACTAACCAGCGCCCGCGAGGCCCAGGGGCGATGGGCAAAAATGCAACAAGTGCCCAGCGGCCGACGCTACCGGAACGCCGCAGGCGAGGAAAAGGAGGCGACGACGTTCAAGTTCCTGGCGCTGTATCCCGACGAAGCGGCGTGCCGAGCAGCGTATCTGGCGGAAACTGGTCGCGGTGGGAACAATGCCCCGGCGCCTGTCTCCACCATCTCCACCAGCGGTAGCACCCCCCATGACCTCGACGTGGCCCGTCCGTTCATCGTGGCGTTTGCCAGGCAGAATGGCTACGACCTCGAACGCACCAAGGCTGCGTGTCGCTCGCAGGCGATCATTACCAAAGCCATCGACGTCGACTCGCCAGAATTCGCGGCGATTGTGGCTGAAGCGCTGGCGGGAGGCAAGTGAGATGGTACACCCTGATCCTCGCTGTCCGTGGATTCTCTTGCGAGATGATCCCGACGATCCGTTCGATGAGGCGGGCGCGGACTTGGTGCTGGAAGCCATGCACAATGGCCCACTGCCCCCGGAGGCATACAAAGACCCCGACGAGCTCGCTGCTGATCTGTTCCTCGGCAGCGTAGAGATCGTCACGTCGGGTTGGCTGCCGCCGGAGCCGCCGGAAATGCCGGCGCTCTCCCCGGCCGCATAAGCGGCCCTTGCCAGGAGGCCCCCAATGTCTATCGTCGCTGTGATCATCGACTCCCGTGAACCCGAGTGGGTACAGCGCTTGACTTTTGGGAATGCTATGGTCGCCCACTCTGCACTCGACGCCGGGGACCTCCTGGCCACTTGCGATGACGGTGCCCTCCTGGCCGTTGAGCGCAAAGCCCCCAGTGATCTGCTTGGTTCCATCCGCGATGACCGGCTGTGGTTACAGCTTGCAGGTATCCGCAAGCTGACCCCATGGGCCTATCTGGTAATCACCGGCGACTTGCGCTGCAGCACGGACGGCAAAGTCATCACCGACAGCCGCGGCACGGGGTGGAATTGGGCTAGCGTCCAGGGTGCGCTGCTCCAGGTGCAGGAGATGGGAGTGTTCGTGGTGCAGTGTGCCGGCGACGATGATTACGAGACTACAGTGCTGCGGTTGGCGGCACGCAGTCACAAGCCGGAGCTAGTGATCCCGCCAACGCGCGAGGCAATCCCCATGAGCCCTGCAGAGCGTATCCTGCTGGCGCTGCCGGGCATCGGGCCGGAGCGTATCGCGGCGTTGATCGAGTACTGCAAGTCGCCGGCATGGGCACTGTCGTTCCTGACGTGCCACGATGTCGAGGGGAACGTTACCGGCATCGGGCCGGGCACAAAGCGCGCAGTTCGCCAGGCACTTGGCCTGCGAGATGATGAAGAACTAGCTGTCGTAGTAAGCGAAGCCAATCAGGCTACAAAGGAGCAAGCGGCATGACAGACGAAATAAAGGCGGTGACGATCTACAATCGTCCCCAGCTAACCCCAAGCACATGGGAAATGATCGAGCGGATTGCGCCAGCGATGCACCAGGCGCGACTGTTCGGCATCTCAAGCCCGCAGCAGGCCATGGCTATCATGCTGAAGGGTTACGAACTGGGGCTTTCACTGACGGCGAGCTTTGAATTCATCCAGGTAGTCGAGGGGCGGCCAGCAATCTCGCCCAGGGGCGCACTGGCGCTTATCCTCAACTCGCCCGTGTGCGCGGGGGTCAAAGTCACCGAGGAGCCGGGCAAGTGCACCGTCTGGATGAAGCGTAGAGACGGCTTTGAGTACACGGTCACATGGACCACCGAGGATGCTAAACGCGCCGGGGTGGTCAGGCCTGGCAGCGGCTGGGAGAAGTACGAAGCCAACATGTTGCGTTGGCGGGCGATCGGGTTCTGCGCTGACGTGGTTTTCCCTGACGTGATCGGCGGGATGAAGCGGACGGATGAATTGGGAGTTGACGTTACGCCAGACGGCGATACTGTTGTTGACGGGGATTGGAAAGCAGTTGCTCCTGCCGCTTCCGAGCCTGTACCAGCGATCCAGACCGCTGCTGTAACGCTCAACGACCTGGTAACTCGCTACGGCGCAGAGAAGATCATGGAGGCCAACGGCGGACGAATCCCTGGCACCGACGATGAGTTACAAGCGGTCGCGGCGGCGCTGGAGATCACAAATGTCTGAGATCACCCACCTGTCGTACTCCAGTATCGGCGCGTACCTGCTGTGCGGCGAGTACTGGCGCCGCCGCTACATCGCCAAGGAGCCTGCGCCGATTGCCAGCAGCCTGGTACTCGGCAGTGCTTTTCACGGAGCTGTCGAGGCGTATCTCCGAGGGGCACCGGACCTCGAAACGGCATACGAGCGCAGTTGGGCGCAGCAGATGGAACGCGGGCAGGAGATTGCGTGGGAAGCAGAGCAGCCGGATACAGTGAAAGCTGATGGGTTGCGAATGGTACGCGCAAAGCCCGTGCAGCAGCTACTGGACCAGCTGCGTGCGAACTTTGATCCCGAACGCGGCGAGATGGAGCGACGAGTCGAATTGCGAGTGCCCGGTGTGCCGGTGCCGATCATTGGTTACATCGATGTAATCACCAAAGACGGCATACCTGGAGACTTCAAAACGACTGCTCGCATGTGGTCCGACGAGAAAGCCGGTGATGAATTGCAACCGATCTATTATCTGGCTGCACTCAATCAGGAGGGCATCCAGGTGCCCAACTGGATGTTTCGGCACTACGTGTTCAGCAAAGGCCAATCTCCAGCAGCGAAAGTGTTCGAGGTCAAACGTAAGCCGGCGGAGGTCTTCGGGTTGTTCGAGGTTATCAAGGCCGCATGGCATGGCATCGAGAGTGGCGTGTATCTGCAGCAGCCAGGCACCTGGAAATGCTCGCCGCGATACTGCGAGTTCTGGCAGGGATGCCGGGCCAAGTACGTGTAGGGGGCAGCTATGCAACTGTCAGCAACGTTTGAGGCCGAGCGTGATACCAAAAACACGGTACGGTATCAGGAGATCGCCAGCGACCAGCCGCCGATCATGGGCACAGCCTATGTCCAAAAGTGGGCACTGAAGAAGCTTGGTAGTAATGGCGATATTCCCCGCAGGATCAAGATCACAATCACGGTTGAGTAGACAGAGTCGTTGCCCGTCTGCTGGCTATGAGAAATTGGCGGCGCAGGGGATGACATGCAGCTCGCTGCTGCCGCCGCCACTGACAACTGAACGAGAGCAAAGCGAATGAGCAGTATCACGCTCGACGGCAACACCCTGGTATACCAGGCACCATACAACGCGGCATTGGTAGCCGCGCTGAAGCTCGCTATTCCGGCGGCAGACCGACGATGGGATGGCGATCGCAAAGCGTGGTTGGTTGCTCCACAACACGGATCGGTCCTCGCACGACTGACCGAGCAGTATCTGTGCGAACAGATACGATTGCCGATTCTACCAACCGCAACCACAGCGACCGAGACGCGCATCCTCGACGTGCGGTACATCGGGGCGACCAAGGATCGCGGCGACGGGCAACCGACAGCATTCGCGTGGATCGGCGGCCAGTGGGCGGCAGTGTTTCCGGAAAAGGTGCTACGAGAGTGGTTCAACGCAGAGCAGCGACCGGACGAGTCGCCAACGCTGTACGCGACATTGGGCGTGCCGAATACGGCAACTGATACCGAGATCAGGAGTGCATATCGGCGGCTTGCTCGCATGTGGCATCCTGACGTATGCTGCAAAGAGCCAGATGCCGCCGAGCAGTTCAAACGGATCAATCACGCCTACGATCTGTTGCGCAATCCCGCCAAACGTGCCAAATACGACGCAGGGCTAGTACTGGAAGCCTCGCTCAGAGACCAATCGCGAGCAGGCTGGAACGCATTCGTGGACACACAACAATTTGCTATGGGTTATCGCTCACCACTCCGCTGCGGGTTGATCATGGCCGAGGGGCACGAGTCGTTGGGGCGATTTGTAGTAGAGCGCATACTCGCATGGCAGGACATCACCGATGCTCAGGGACGCGTACTGGTGACGTCGTGGCCTGCGGGTGCACAGATGCCAGTGGAGCAATGGTCATGACAACAATTGTTACCAAAACGCTTCGCACGTTGGCAGAGTGGGAAAGCGTGATAGAGCTTGGCTTAGCGACATTCGTTGAGGTCGGCCAGGCGCTTATGGAAATACGCGACCGGCGGCTGTACCGCGAGCAGTACGAAACTTTCGAGGACTATTGCCGCGAGCGGTATGGACACGACATACGCTTGCGGTGGCCTCCTGGTGCGACCGAAGGAACAGCCGGGAAGCGTTGTATCACGGCAGAGAGAGGGAGGGTGAATGAAAACAGTATGCGCATGGTGCAGGAAGACGCTCTCGGGCCGCCGCGACGACCCGGACGTGTCGCATGGCAGCTGTGTGTCGTGCTCAGCCCGGATGTTGGGAGACGGGCCGCTAGTGCTGTACCACCGAGAGAGTGGCGAGCGAACAGCAGACTGGATCGACCGGGCGCTGCACCTGTACCGACTGCGGGAGGGCCTGGACGCCAACTACATCGCCGCACATCCGACGCAGTGGCGCATGGTGCGGCGACTGGTCCGCCATAAGCTCGGCGACTCGATAACGGTGCGGGCGTCGCGGACGTTGCGCGTTGATGAGATCGCCTTGATGTGGAGGCGGGATGAAGTGTAACTACTCCTGAGGTGTATCAAGGAGATATGCAATGGCTGAGCAGACAGCAGTTGTCCCCGGCAGCCTCTCTGCCGTTGCTGCACGCAACGGCCAATCGCTCGCCGAGAGCTTTCTCAACGCCGACGCGGTGATCATCGTCGATACGTCGGGCAGTATGTGCACGACTGACAGCCGCGGCGGCAAGAGCCGTTATGACGTGGCCTGTGAGGAGCTTGCCCAGTTGCAAGCACACATGCCAGGCAAATTGGCAGTGATTGCGTTTTCGAGTCACACAATGTTCTGTCCAGGTGGGCAGCTGCCAGAAGTAGGCGTGCTAGGAGTGAGTACCAACCTGGCAGACGCGCTGCAATTCGCCAAGGTTGCCGACGTGCCGGGCATGCGTTTCATTGTAATCTCCGATGGCGAGCCCGACGATGGCAAAGCTGCGCTCGCTGTCGCCAAGACTTACGCCAGTCGAATCGACACGATCTTTGTGGGACCGGAGAATGACTGGCACGGCGGCAGGGCGTTTCTCCAACGGCTGGCGGCGGCCAGTGGCGGCCAGCACATCGCCGCCGATCGAGTCCAAGAGCTAGCAAGCAAAACCGAGCAGTTGCTGCTTTCTGCATAAGAGGGCAATGTGGCAGACGACACGGACATCGACCTCGGAAAAGCGCAGATCGACAGCAGTCTGCTGGCAGCGCTGACTGCTATCGGTGTGAAAGATGCCGACGCACGGGAGATCGCACGCATCGATGCGTTTGGCACGTTGCCGGCAATCCCATGGCGCAAGGGGCTGGAAGTTGCCGCGCGACTGGCCAACGGCGAGCAGATGAAACTCGACTGGGGCATGTTGCTGGCGCCCTGGGATACCGTATGCGGGGCAATGGCCAACGGCGACGGGCCCGCTGTGGGCCTCGCCGCAGCTGTATCGGGGCTGCGCAGCGAGTTGCAGGTAGCGATCGTGAGTGCGGTGGGGGCTGTGGCGCAGCGGCTCGCAGAAGAGGCCGCCAAGGCGCGCCCAGGCGCGGTCATGGCGAATGCACGTGTAGCTGCCGCAGCAGGTATACAAGACAGTGAACCTCGTTATCTCAGTTATATCGATGGCCGCCTGGTGGCGACTGTCAGGCGACTATTGCAGGCCAAGGACAAGGATCGCGAGCAGCGGCTACGTGCTGCTGGTGAGCAACTGGTGCAATGGCTGGCCAATCACGGTAAGTTCATCTGCACACCGGTAGGAGGCTACTACTATCTCTATAGCGATACCCACCGGCTCTATACACTGGAGACAGATGCCTGGCACCTGTTTCTCTATCGGGTGTGCGGGGTAAATCCTGCCAGTAAGACGTTTGGCTACTTGCGGGCTGATTGCCTGACGGCAGCCGACGAAGGTGAGCGCCTAGACGTTGTACGCGTGTCGCACTGGGATCAGGCTGCTCAGCTCCTCCGGGTGAGCGCCTTCGATGGCCGGGTCTACCGGCTTGACGGCGAGACCATCGAGCAGGAGAACAACGGCGATGGGCCAGTACTCTTTGACGATGCAACGTACTGGCAACCATACCAACCAGATTTCTCTGCCAATGGCCAAGCACTTACCTGGGCTACCGAGGAATTGCCCTGCTGGGATAGCAATCGGCAAGAGCTGTCATTGCTATATCGCTACTGGTGGTTGGCAACATTCTTCTGTGAGCTATGTCCTACTCGCCCGATTTTGTTGCTCAAAGGCGAGAAAGGTTCTGGAAAAAGCATGGCTCTGCGGACAGTGCTGAGGCTGCTCTTTGGCCTGACGGTAGATGTATCGGGTGTACCAGACAAAGCCGATGCCTTTGTGGCCATGACCAGTAACTCACATGTCGTCGTCATGGACAATATGGATACTGTGACGCACGACATCCGCGACAAAATTGCCTCTCTGTCCACTGGCAAACAGGATGATCTGCGTACGCTCTACAAGACCAACGAAAAGACAACGGTGCGCTATCGCTGCTGGTTGGCAGTGACAGCCCGTACCCCTGACGCGCTGCAACGTGACGATCTCGTTGACCGTATACTGTTGCTGCCCCTGAGGCGCATTGACGACGCAGTCAGGGTACGGGAAAGCAAGTTCCTGGAGGAGGTGCTACAGAAACGAAACCAGTTCTGGGGCGACTGCTTGGCCGCCCTCAACTCAGTCGTCGCCGAAATCCGCCGTGGCGGCATTCCTGACCGCGGCGGAATACGGATGGAAGACTGGGCCGCGCTGGGCACAGTGATGGCGCGGGCCGAGGGCCTTGAAGCTATCTGGGAAATCGGAATCAATGGGGTGAAGGCACGACAGGCCGAGTTCCTGCTTGAGGATGACGTGATAGTACAGGGTATCGACCTCTGCATGACTGATCCGACATGCAGACGCACACTCCTCGAAACACGTCAGCTGTACTCCGCAGTCAAATCCGCCTTGTACGGTCAAGACCGCCCAGATGCCTCCTGGCCCCGGTCCGTCAAGTCATTTGGCCGGCGCCTGGCAGGCAGTCGCCAAGAGATCAAAGACTATCTGGCTAAGAAGGGTATCCAGATGTCATGGCACGAGACACCATGGAGGACTTGGTATCGATTTGACTGAGGCATGAAATACTTGCTGAGCAGAAAACTGCGGTTTGGCGGTTTCTGAGGTCATTTCTCTATAACTTTTTCTCACTTTCATTTCTGCCAAAACTTTCCGGGAATAGGGCTTTAAAACCGCTAAACCGCAAAGAGAGGGCCTATGGACGCAACAGGATTTCTCAAGTCGGGAATCGCTGTCATTCCCGTGTTGCCTGGAACCAAAAAGCCGTTTGTGCGGTGGCGCCGATACGAAAAGCAGTTGCCTACGGAGCACGATCTGGCACGATGGTTCGCCCCAGGACGAGTGATGAATGCGGCGGTCGTCTGTGGCTGGCAGGGTCTGACAGTGCTGGATTTCGATGACATGCATCGATACGTTTCCTGGTTGGCGTGGACGGCGACGGCAGGAGAGGTGGCGCGGAGAGTAGCAGCCGATACGTACCGGGTGCGGACGTCGAGAGGCATGCATGTGTATCTGTATCTGGACGAGGTGCCGAGATGCGGCCACTTTGAGTGGGGCGATATCAAGGGGCGCGGCGGCTACGTGCTGATACCGCCGTCGGTGCACCCGAGTGGTGCGGTGTACACGGCGGTCGACGACAACGCGCCGATACTGCGAGTGAGTACTCTCGCGGAGGTGATTCCTGATGCACCGCCACCACCTTCGCCGCCGCCGCTGTCGCTGACGACCGTTGCGCCGATGAGCAGCTTGTGGCCGATGACGCGGTCGGAGGAAGTGCGCGCAGCAATACCGATCACGAGCTACTTTCCGGATGCCCGTGTGACCGGTGGCAACGGCCGTTGGATGATGGCACATTGTGCCTGGCATGACGACCGACACGAGTCGCTGTGGATCGACACTGAACGAGGTATCTGCAAGTGCTACGCGGGCTGTACGCCAAAGCCGCTGGACGTGATCGGTGTACACGCGCGGCTGCGGGGAATCAGCTATCGACAGGCGCTGCGGGAGTTGGAATCCAGGTTACAGGAGGATACCCATGTACAGCTGGAAGTCGGGTAGTGTGCACGTTGTTGACGCTGATGTCGCTGGTCGGGCATTGGAAGAGATGGTAATGCGTCATGGTGTTTTGACGCCGAGTATCGTCGTGGAGGAGTCGCGGCCAGAGGACGCGCCGCTACACGATGAATTCGAGTGGGATGACGCCGTTGCGGCGCAACAGTACCGCGAGCATCAGGCTCGATACATCATTCGGTCGATTGTAGTTGAGATGCCGAATCGTGATGACAGGTTGGTGCGCGCATACGTGTCCGTGGTGCCTGGCAGTGATAATGCTTCAAAAGTGGGGATCGGACAGGTGTATGTGCGCACAATGGACGCGCTGGCGGACGAGACACTCAGGAAGCAGGTGCTCAAGCGTGCGCTGGGTGAGTTGGATGCTTGGCAGCGCCGCTACGAGGATCTGGAGGAGTTGGCAGCGTTGTTCCAGAGCATCGAGGCCGCGCGGCAGCAGGTGCTGGTGCCGGTGACGTAGCGGGGTGTGGTGAGGCAAGGCAGGCGTGGCGCGGCGTGGCGTGGCCAGGCTTGGCCCGGCTTGGTGAGGCGCGGTGAGGCAAGGCAGGCGTGGCGCGGCGGGGCTTGGCCAGGCTGGGCTTGGCTCGGCGAGGCTGGGCGGGGCAAGGCGAGGCTGGCAGGGCATGGCTGGGCGAGGCGTGGCTTGGCACGGCTCGGCAGGGCGGGGCACGGCGATGCAGGCTTGGCGCGGTTTGGCTTGGCGAGGCGAGGCACGGCGCGACAAGGCGATGCAGGCGCGACAAGGCGATACAAATGGAAGAGTCGACAGCGAAATCCTGGCGCTGCAAACGTTGCGGCAGGCATCTGGCAACAGTTGAGCAGGACGCTGACGGCAAGTTGCGGCTGGTATTCGATACTGCGTCTGTTCGTCAGGTGACGCGGGCGAGAGATGGCGTATTGCACGTTGAGTGCTTCGTCTGCGGCGAGGTGCGCCGTTGGTTTGGGGCGCTTGACTCTGCGGGAGATGTATGATACCATAATGTCAACAATCTGAGCTGCTGCTGGAGATGAGCGCCCGGCGGTCTCTCGAAAGAGGGGCTGCCGGGCTTTTTGGGGGTACTATGCAATGGCTGAGCAAGAGTTGCTAAGAGCAGCTAAGGAAATACTGGCCGTCACGCCCACGCGCGCGTGGGGAGCAAGTGACGCTGAAAAGTAGAGATTTAGGCGGCGTATGACCGACAAGCAGGGCTGGCGCAACCGAATAGTGGGCGAGGGCGAGCAGGTGGCTACTGGCTATTTGGGCGACGGGCAAGAAACCTTTCCACTTTCAACGTGTTTATGGCAAGTGGGGCAAAGGGTGACGAGATTGGAAAGGGCGTTAGCGGACTCCCAGTCTCCGTCAAAGAGGTAAGCGGGCCGGATGTGATGGACGTGCAGATAACGCGGGGCCTTGGGACTCTTGCCGCACACCAGGCAGGTGGCGTTATCGCGGGCGAGTACGGCACGCCGTTGACGCCGCCAGTTGCCAGCGTATTCTCGGTTACGACCCCAGCCAGAACGATAGGCGGGGTTGTCTGGCCCGAGGATAGACAGGGCGCGACACTCGCGGGAGCAGTAGAAGTGGGAGTTGCGGCGCGTGACAACGGGAGAGACGCGGTAGGACTTGCCGCAGTGGGCGCAGATAACCAGTGTTTCGGTTTTGCGGTTGCGATAGATCGCGGCGCAGCGCAGGGAACAGAAGATGTGCTGTCCCTGTTTGGTGGACGCCTTGCCGACGAACTCGGTCCCGCACTCCTCGCAACGGAGAGTGCTGTACGCGGCCCTGGCGCGATGGCCGATCTGGTGCTCACGGCAGCAGAATACGTTGTCGGCCCCGAAGCGGTCAACGCGCCAGCGGTGAACCTGGATCGGCGTGCCACAGTGGGCGCACACGGTCGGTAGCAGATCGTTGACGCTTTCGCGGCCAGGAGTCTGCTTGTGCCCCTTGATGTATTGCGCGTGGGGATGTTTGACGACGCGACCGCAGCCGCACTTGCATAGCCTAAGTATCTCGTTCATAGGTTGATTATAGCATATGACGCAACGGTCTAGCGAATGGCAGAACAGAATCGTCGGCCAGGGCACAAAGCCGGCCTCGCAGTTCATGGCTAACCCGAAGAACTGGCGCACGCACCCACAGGCGCAACGTGACGCCCTACATGGCGCGTTGAATGAAGTCGGGTGGGTGGCTCCTGTCGTGGAGAACATTCGCACGGGGATGCTTGTCGATGGCCACGAGCGCGTGTGGCAGGCGCTACAGAACGGTGACGCGCTGGTGCCGTATATCGAGGTCGATCTGGACGAGCGCGAAGAAGCCTACGTGCTGGCGACGCTCGACCCGATCGGTGCGATGGCAACCGCCGACCGTGACCAGCTCGACGCCCTGCTCCAAGAGGTGCAGTCGGGCGAGGCGGGCATACAGGCGATGCTGGCGGAGCTAGGCGGATCGGAAACCGATGGTCGCGAGTATCGATCGCTGGAAGAGATTGATGCTGATATGATAGAGCCAAAGCCGCGGTGGGCACTTATCAGGATTCCGCCGTGTTCTCTTGGAGACGTTTTGGACGTACTGGCGCTCTGTCGCGTGATCCCCGGTGTCGATGTCGAGATAAGCGATGGCGACTGACAACTCGGGATTGAGGCAGAAGATAGATATTCGCCGGTGGCTTATGGGCCGGATCAGCCCGCCACATCGTGTGCTTGATTTATACTGTGGCAGTGCGGGTGAGATGTATAGGGGGTGCTGGTCAGCGGCTGATCTGTATCTGGGGGTCGACAAGAGGACGCCACATGCGCTAGGAAGGACGATTCGGTTGAGCGCAGAGGAGGCGGTGGAGGCGATTGATCTCGATCTGTTCAACATCTATGATCTCGATCCATATGATTCGCCGTGGATAGTGGCACGAAGGATTATTCATCGTCGAGGGCCTGGTGTCTTTGGGATGGCGCTGACGAGCGGAGAGTGTCATGGGATGATGAGCGGGCGTAGTAACGAGGTCGTGCGGGCTATACTGGGCATCCGCAACCTGTCTGACACGAGGCTGTTTGGAAGATATTGGCACGATGTGTTTCATCTGCTGTGCAAAAGCTTGGGGGAGATAAACGGAACACGAATCATCTCTCCGATTGCTGTGGCGAGCAGCAAGCCCAAATCCGGCGCCTATTGGGTGAGCTATGCTGGAATAGTGCTTGACAAACCCTCCGAGGCGTGCTATAATGACAACAAAAAAGCGCAAAGCACGGGGAGGGAGCATCATGCAGGGGACGTTGTTCGGAACAGTGGCGGCGACTCAGTTCGAGGGCACGACGATCTATGAGACGCGAGGGAGAGCGCGGGAGTATCGCGAGTTGGCTTGCAACCTATATACGGGTTGCGGGCATGGTTGCGTGTACTGCTATGCGCCGGATGTCGTGCGCAGAAGCAGGGACGCATTCTATGGCGAGCCAGCGCCTCGGGCAGGAATTCTGCGCGGGGTGGAAGCGGATGCTAGGCGTTATGCTGAGGCTGGAGAGACTCGGCAGGTGCTGTTCAGTTTCACGAGTGATCCATATCAGCCAATCGAGGAGCGATATGGTATCGTACGTCAGGCGATTCAGGCATGTCATCGCTACGGCGTGCCGGTCTGTGTGCTCACAAAGGGCGGCAAGCGGGCGTTGCGGGATATCGATCTATTCGGGCCGCGAGATGCCTTTGCGTCCACACTCACTCTGTTGGACGCGAGTGAGTCGGCGGAGTGGGAGCCGCTGGCGGCTACACCTGACGAGCGTATGGCGACGCTTGCTGCTTATCATGCTTCCGGCGTGCCGACCTGGGTCAGCCTGGAGCCGGTCATCGATCCGGAAACGACATTGGAGATCATTCGGAAGACGCACACGTTTGTGGATGAGTTCAAGGTGGGGGTGCTCAACTATCATCCTCGCGGTCGAGAGATTGATTGGCGGAAGTTCGCGCTGGATGCTGTTGAGACGCTGGAAGAGGTGGGCGCAGCGTACTATCTCAAGTACGATCTGCGGGCATATCTCGGCTGACGACGTTTTTCTGTTGGGAAGAGGCGCGGGTTATTCCGCGCCTCTTTGTGTTTGTGAGGCATAGCATGGCCTACCGGTACGCAACCGAGGACATGATCGCGGCGCTCAAGGCCACCAACGGCCTGATCTCGCTGGCCGCCAAGCGTCTCGGGTGCACGCCGCAAACGATATACACCCGCGCCAGGAAGGTGCAACGGGTGCGTGAGACGATAGACGACAGCCGCGACGAGCTGGTGGACTATAGCGAGATGGCGCTACGCAGGGCGATTCTGGCGGGCGAGCCGTGGGCCGTGGCGCTGACGCTCAAGACGCTCGGCAAGGACAGGGGCTATGTCGAGCGGCAGGAGACGGTGAACAGGAGCGAGGTACTGGAGGTTGTCACGCGGGTGGTGAGGCGCGATGCGGATCACGATTGACGTTCACCCCATCCAGCAGGCATTCCTCGATAGCCGGGCCTTCTACAGGGGCTTTGTCGGGGGACGGGGTTCAGGCAAGACGTGGATTGGCGCGCTGGACTTGCTGTTGCGGGCGATGTCGGGCCCGGCACCGCGTCTCTATGCCGTCTATGCCCCAACCTATCCAATGTTGCACGATAGCTCATGGCGCGCACTACTCGCCGCTGGCCAGCAGCTACGTTGTGTCAAAGCCATCAATCGCTCCGAGATACGCCTGGCCCTGGGCAACGGCAGCGAGGTCATCTGTCGTTCCGTTGATGATCCCGAGCGGGCCCGTGGGCCTAACCTGTCCGGCGCCTGGCTTGACGAGGCATCATTGATGAAGGCTGATGCCTACAGTATCATTATCGCCTCACTGCGTGAGGGGGGCGAACAAGGCTGGCTTTCCGCGACCTTCACGCCGAAGGGCAAGACGCATTGGACATATGAAGTGTTTGGCCAGGGGCGCCCAGATACCGAGCTATTCCACTGCCGGACCGTCGATAATCCGTTCCTGCCAGCTGGGTTTGCCGACACGGTGCGCGCGCAGTATCCGGCCTATTTTGCCCAACAGGAGCTGGGGGGTGAGTTCATCGACCCGCCAGGAGCCGTGTTCCGCCGGGAGTGGTTCCACGTGGTGGAAGAGATCCCGTTGGGCCTGCAATGGGTGCGCTATTGGGACCTGGCGGCAAGTACCAAGCAATCCGCTGATTACACTGCGAGCGTGGCTGTGGCGATGGCATCAGATGGCACCGTCTATCTGCGCGACATGATCCGTGGCCGCTGGGAGTGGCCGGACCAGGAGCGGATCATGATCCAGACGATGCTAGCCGAACCACGTACCCGGCATGGGGTTGAGAAAGCGCTACACGGGATAGCTGCCGTGCAGGCACTCCTGCGCCGTCGGGAGTTGGCGGGCATCGAGCTGCGCGGTGTGGATGTGGAGGGCGACAAACTGAGCCGGTCGCTAGCGCTGGCGGCAAGGGCGGAGCAGGGCAAGGTGGTATTAGTGCGAGGCGCGTGGATACCGGCGTTTTTGGATGAGCTATCGACATTCACGGGTGACGGCTCCACCCACGATGACCAGGTGGATACTGCATCTGGTGGGTTGCTGATGTTGACAGAAACACGCTCCCGCAAGCTCATAACCTGGTAGGAGCATGTGATGGCAGAACAACTTCCCGACATTGCTGCGGCTCTGGCTCAGCTTAGGGCCCGGATCACAGACTATCAGCTCTATCACGACTACGCCGCGGGGCGGCATCGGCTGGCATTTGCCACGGAGAAGTACCGCAATGCCTTCGGTGCGCTCTTTCGCGCTTTCGCGGATAATCTCTGTTCGGGTGTGGTAGATGCCGTGGCTGACCGGCTCGTCGTGACTGGCTTCAGCGTCGAGCAGGGGCCAGAGAGTGCTGCTAACGACGCATGGGCGATTTGGATAGTGAACCGCATGGACCAGCGGGCTGGCGAGGTGCACAATGAGGCATTGACCAGCGGCGACGCCTTTGTGATCGTTTGGCCGGATGGTGATAACAATCCGACTATCTACCCGCAGGACGCGGCCAACGTGACCGTGCGCTATGATCCCGAAACACCGGGTAGGCTGCTGTGGGCCGCGAAGGTGTGGCTCGCCGATGATAAGCGCTACCGACTGAACCTGTACTACTCCGACCGGATTGAGAAGTACGTCACGCAAGCAAAGGCTGAGGCTGGGTTGCCCGAGAGCGGTAGCGGCTTTGTGCCCTTCGAGGCGCCCGGCGAGGCATGGCCCCTCGTCAACCCCTATGGCCAGGTGCCGGTGTTCCATTTTGCCAACAACGCGCGCGTAGGCCGGTTCGGGCGGAGCGAGCTGGCAGACGTGGTACCGTTGCAGGACGCTCTGAACAAGTCCATTGCGGACATGTTGGTGGCAATGGAGTTTGTGGCTCTCCCACAGCGATGGGCGACGGGACTGGAGGTGGAGATCGACGAGGTGACAGGCAAACCGAAAGCGCCATTCGTGCCAGGTGTTGACCGCATCTGGAGTGTGGCGAGCGAGGATACACGGTTTGGCCAGTTCGATCCCGCCGATCTAGGGCAGTTTCTGGAGGTGCAGGAGAAGTTTCGCAAGGAGATTGCGACCGTCTCGAGGACGCCGCTGCACTTCATCATCCCGCCGGCGGGTCAGTGGCCGAGTGGCGAAGCTCTTCGTTCGGCAGAGAGCGCCTTCCTGAAGAAGATTAGGGACCGGCAGGTGGCATTCGGCAACATCTGGGAGGACGTGATGCGCTTCGCGCTCCGGGTTGCTGGCAAACCTGATGCGATGCTCTCCTGCCAGTGGGAGGACCCCACGCCACGTGTTGCGCTCGAAATGGCGCAGGTGGCGTTGATCAAGCAGCAGTTAGGGGTTAGCCAGCAGCGTATCCTGAGCGAGTTGGGCTACAGCCCTCAGGAGATCGAGCAGATACAGGCTGAGGCGGAGGAGAACGCGGATGTTGCCGCGAGCACAGCAGCAAGAGCATACAACCGAGGCGCGTGAGGTACAACAGTGGCTGTTGGACGTGCTGCGGCGGCATGGGGCAGGGCGGTACATTGTTGATATTGCAACTGATGGCCGGGTAGAGGTGAAGCGACTGCGAACGCCACTGCATTTCACGTGTCCCGTGCGGCTGGAGAGCAGCAATGAAAAGAGCTAGAAATGCTATCTAGCAACATCTTTGAGGTTGCTGATCGCTTCAAACGGCTACTGATTACCCGTGAGCAGGTCACGATCCGCGAGATTCGGAACTACTACCGCGAGGCAGAGCGGCGGATCACCAAACGGTTGGAATTGTTGGTCAACGAGATTGAGCAGTGGCAGCGCGAGCGTCCTGACGAGCAGTTGCCAGTATGGTGGCTCTTTGAGCGTGAGCGGTTGCAGTCTCTACAGAAGCAGATCGAGCAGGAGCTGGCCCGCTTCTCCGAGCGCGCGACGACGCGCATCGAAGAGGAGCAGCGCCGGCTGGTCGAGCGCGCCGAGTGGGATGCCGAGACGCTAGCGCGAGTGGGATTGGGCGAGCCGCCACCGGGCGTGACGGTCACCTGGGCGCGGCTGCCCGAGTCGGCACTGGAGCAGATGGTCGGCCACTTGCAAGATGGCTCACCGTTGCGTGAGCTGCTCGATGCGCTGGGACCGGCAGCGAGTGAAACGATCTGCCGCGAGTTGATCAGCGGCCTGGCGCTAGGGCAGAATCCCCGTGATGTGGCACACCGTATACGTGATGCCCTCGACGGCAACCGCAAGCGGGCGGAACTGATTGCGCGGACGGAAATGCTGCGAGCGTATCGCGAGGCGACGCGGCAGAGTTACCAGGCGAACGGTGATGTGGTTAAGGGCTGGGTGTGGCATGCGGCACGCGATGACCGGACGTGTTTCCCAGCCGGGACCCGAATACGGACACGACGGGGGCAAGTGCCCATCGAAAGTGTGCGTCCTGGCGATGAGGTGCTAACACACAGCGGGGCATATTGCCGAGTTACCGAGGTTATACGCCGCCACTACGTTGGCCTATTGGTGGAGATATGCGCAGACGGGAGCAAGGTTATGGCAACTTCAGATCATCCGTTCCTGATTGAACGGCAAGGAAAGCTGAATTGGGTAGAGGCCAGCCGGCTCCGTCTGGGCGACACCGTGTTTCGCGATTGCCAGTGCCGCGCATATGTACGAGACCATGTCCTCCGCGAGGCAACCATAAAAAGGTGTGGCGGGCAGGCGCAATACACGGTATCCGCACGACTGGACAAAAAGGTCCTTTTGGCGGTCGCGGGCGCTAACCTGCCTGTGCCAATATGGCTCATCGATTTCCAGCGCAATGCCCAGATCGGGCAGCAGAAAGTCAACAGCATAGCGGCCAATTTGGAATTCTTGGACGAATCTGATCCGAAGTTGCTCCAAGCAAAGTCTGGCGTTGCGCTCGGGTTCGGTTTCTCCGGTGAAGCGCCGATAGCAGCGGAAGGAGCAGAAGCGTCGCCTATCGGTCGCGCTCGGTACGACGCGAAACTCTTTGCCGCAGGTAAGGCAAGTAACGGTGACCGGTGGTCGGCGGCAGATTTCCGAACAGTAGCTGCGATTTTCGCCGGGATGAACATAGAAAATCTTTCCACACCTTTTGCAGGTCGCATAAATCACTTCTGGATGAGAGCACTTTGCGGAACAATAGGTATAGCGGTCAGTGTTGCTACGGCTTACCGTGAACTCTTTGCCGCAACGCGGGCACAACTTGGTGACAGTACGCCCCGCCTTGTAGCACTCTCTAGAGCAATAGATGCGGCTTGCGCTTGTGGGATGAAACTGCTTGCCACATTTCGGGCAAGTGCGCTCTCCTCGTGGTTGCGCTGGCGTGCCTCCTGGCTTGCCGCCATGTGGAAACAGCTTTTGATAGGCCGCATAGCATTCACGAGAGCAAAATCGTCTGTTGCCCTTACGAACCCAAGCGGCGGGAATATCAAAGGGTTTGGCACACTGCTGACAGATGCATTTCATGCTCATATTATACAGGATGTGCGTTGGCATGTCCAGTCTTGCGACGTTTACAACCTGGAAGTTGAGAGAGAGCACAGCTATATCGCCAATGGTTTTGTGGTTCATAATTGTCCGATGTGTTGGGCGATGCATGGCACGGAGCATACGCTCGATGAGCATCTGGACGATCACCCGCGTGGGCGTTGCGCGATGGTGCCCTTGACCAAGACCTGGAAGGAGTTGGGTTTTGAGGGCGTGCCAGAGACTCGCGTTGAAGTTGAGCCCGGCGAGTTACTCTTCGCCAAGCTGCCCGAGGAGCAGCAGCGGGCAATCTTGGGCAATGCGGGATACGAAGCTTACAAGGCTGGCGTGGTGACGCTGGCGGATTTTGTGGGCCAGACGAGCGACCCGCGCTGGGGGACGATGCGATACGCCAGGAGCCTGAAGGAGATGTTGGGAGCAAGTGAAGCGAAGGCGTGGTATGTGAGAAACGCTGGAGCTTGACATAGTAGCTTGATTTGCTGTAGAATACAGCTAACAGAATAGCTAGCTCTAGAGCGAAGCTGAGGGGCATTCATCGGATTAGGTCCGGTGGGTGTCCCTTTTTGTTTGGGTTCAGTTCGGGAGGCGCACATGCCGTTCAGTGACAAGCCATGGGGGAGTATTTCAGAGAGTGACTACAGAGACGCAGACGCATTCTGTAGCGCGTGTTTGATCGATCTGAATGACCCTGGGGCCCAGAAGGTCAAGGCGAAGTGCAAGTTGCCCGTGAAGGAGCCGGGAGGGGCCTACAACCGCAACGCCATCCATGCGGCAGCGGCGGCGCTGGCGGGCGCGCGCGGCGGCGTCGATGCTCCCCCGGAGGAGAAGCGCAGGGCAGCGCGCAGGCTGATACGGCTGTATGGCGAGATGGACGAGGAACCACCAGAAAGTCTACGGCGGCTAGCCGGACTATAACGCGACGACGGCGGTAACTGTCGGAGGAGAACATGGCAGATCAAACTCAGCAGGGGACTCAGCAGACAGGCGACGCGGCGCAAACCGCGGATAATCGGGACGGCCAGCAGGCTGGTAATACGAGCAGGACCTTCACTCAGCAGGACCTTGATCGGATCATCGAGGATCGGCTTGCCCGTGAGCGGCAGAAGTACGCCGACTATGACACGATCAAGGCCGAGCTGACGAAGCTCAAACAGTCGCAAATGAGCGACCTGGAGAAGTTGCAGCATGCTGCTAGCGAAAACGAGCGGCGAGCGATTGCTGCGGAGAGCCGGATCGCGGCAACCGAGATCAAGGCCGACTTCGTGGAGAAGGCCATCGCGGCCGGCGTGACGGACATCCGGCTGGCGTATCTCGCTGCTCAGGCTGAAGGGCTGCTCGGCGCATACGATCCCGACGAGGGGGTCGGCAAGCACAACTTTGAGGAGCTGAAGAAGCGGTATCCCCATCTGTTCCGCGCTATGACTGGCGGCTCTGCTGATGCTGGTGCAGGTGCTGACGGCAGTGGAAGGACCAGTGGGGACATGAATGCATGGATCAGGCGCGCCGCAGGGCGGGCCTAGGAGGAGAACAAGATGCCTGTTTACAACAGTCTGATCAGTAGGACAGATGCCGCACCGCTAATGCCGGAAGAGGCATCGCGGCAGATCATCCAGGCTTTGCCGCAGCAGTCAGCGGTGCTGCGGCTGTTCCGGCAGGTGACCATGAGCCGGGCACAGCAACGCATGCCAGTCCTCGCGGCTCTGGCCACGGCCTACTTCGTTGGCAGTGATACGGGTCTGAAGCAAACCACGGAGATCAGTTGGGCGAACAAGTACCTGAACGCCGAGGAACTGGCGGTGATCGTGCCCGTGCCGCAGGTCGTGCTCGACGACAGCGACTTCGACATCTGGGGCGAGGTGCGACCACGGCTGGTGGAGGCGTTTGGGCGAGCACTGGACGCCGCGGTCTTCTTCGGCACCAACAAGCCTGCCACTTGGCCGGATGGTATCGTGACGGCGGCCACCGCTGCTGGGAACAGTGTCACGCTGGGCACGGGGTCTGACATCGCCGACGACATCGGCAGCGAGAGCGGAATCATGTCGAAGGTCGAAGCTGATGGGTTCGACGTGAACTTCTTCGTCGGCGCCACGTCGGTGAAGGCAAAGCTCCGCGGTCTCCGGACGACTGAAGGGGCCTTGATTTTCCAGCCCTCACTCACGGCTGGCACCCCCAACACGCTCTACGGCCAACCGCTGGAGTTCCCCCAGAACGGTGCGTGGGACTCGTCCAGGGCGCTGCTCGTCTGCGGGGACCGTACGCAGGGGATCATCGGCCTGCGCCAGGACATTCAGGTTCGGGTACTCGACCAAGCTGTGATCCAGGACGGCAGCGGCGCAATCGTCTACAACCTGGCCCAGCAGGACATGGTGGCGCTGCGGGCGACGATGCGGGTCGCGTTCCAAGTGGCGAACCCGATTACGAACCTGGGGGGCGGGGGTACCAGCCAGTACCCGTTCGCAGTCCTGACGCCGTAAGGAGGTGATCTATGATGTGGTATCCCTATAACCCGAACTTCGGGCAGAGAATCCAGGGGGAACCTGGGGCGGAGCCAGTCGATATGGCCTTCTTGGCCCACTATCGGGAGGCCCCTGCCGCAGTGGGTAATGCTACGGTCCACGCAGCCATCACCTTGACGACCTCGCAGCAGACGATCACGACTGGCATCACAAATCCCGATGTACCGCGCACGATCACCATCACGGGGAATCAGGCGGGCGAGGCAGGGAACGTGGTCATTGCGGGCACGGATGCCGCTGGAACCAGCATCACGGATACCATCGCCCTCAGCGGGACGAGCACGGTCGAGGGAGTAAGGGCCTTCAAAACGGTAACGAGCATCACTGTGCCGGCCAAGACGAACGAAGGCGATACGGTATCCGTGGGGTGGGGCAAGAAGCTGGGCCTCCCCCACAAGGTCTACAACGCCGCATGCCTACTAGTGAAACTGTTCAGCGGCTCGGCTGACTCCGGCACCTTGTCTGTACACAGTGACCTGAGTAAGAACCTGTTTGCTCTGAACGGTACACCGGACGGCATCAAGGTCGTAGATCTGTTCTACATCGTGTGAGGTGAACGGTGAACGAGGCGGAGGCGCTAGCCCGGCTCAAGCGAATGACCGATGCTGACAGCGAGCCTGTCCTCACGGCTGACGACATCGCCGACTGCCTGGCGATGTCGAAGCTGGTAGATGCTGATGGGCTAGCGCCTTCTGACTCCTCGTGGACGCCGACCTTCGACCTGAACCGTGGTGCGGCTGAAGGCTGGCGGCGAAAAGCTGGAAAACTGGCAATGCACTTCAACTTTTCTACTGACGGCCAGACCTTCGACCGCTCACAGGCCGTCGCTCACTGCGAGCGGATGGCCGAACAGTACCGGCGGCGGATCGTCTCTAGTGTGCCGACCCCGGGGGTGCTAGCCAGGAGCGATGACTGATGGCCACCGAAGAGGAGCGCGCGGCACTCTACCGCCAGCAGGCGCAGGCTCGCGAGCGGGCAGCGCTGGCGCGCTACAGGATGCTGGCGGGCTCAGTGAGTGCTCGCGTGCAACGGTTGGCCGAGACCGAGCCGCTGCAACGTGACGACGGCTGGGACCCCATCGAGTACCTGACGCCGGAGGAACGCGATGTTGTCGGCAACTGAGTTGGCGGCCATGCGCTCGACGCTCAATGATAGCCTACCCGATACCGCGCAGGTGCGGCGTAAAAGCCTGACCAGCGACGGAGCTGGCGGGTACACCGAGTCCTGGTCTACCGTGGCGGCGGTGGCCTGCCGGGTAGCTCCCTCGGGCCAGTCGCCGCAGGAGCGGGTAATTGCCGAGAGGTTGACAGCGACGGCTATCTGGACAGTCACATTGCCAGCAGGGACCGACGTGCGGCCTGCTGACCGAATCGTCGTAGGCTCGCGGGCATTCGAGGTTGTAGGCGTGTTGGCGCGCAGCTACGAACTGGCGCGGCGCGTGGTCTGTACTGAGGCACTGTGATGGCGAAGAGTTTGGTGGTCGCTCAGATCGTGTTCGATAAGCTGCCGGAGCTGCAGGGAGAGTTGAGACGGCAGGCGAGTGCAGCAATTCGCAAAGCTGCCCACGACGTTGAGGCCTATGCGAAAGCTGTAGTGCCGGTGGATACGGGCAATCTGAAGAATAGCATCCAGACAACGATGGAGTCCGATCTGACGGCGATTGTGGGGACGCACGTGGAGTACGCGCCGTATGTTGAACTCGGCACATACAAGATGGCCGCTCGTCCATACCTGAGGCCCGCGGCTGAAGCGGTGCGGCCTAGCCTAGAGTCGGCCATGAAGGGGCTCCTGGGATGATCGAGACGGTTCGAGTCGAGCAGTGGCTGTATACGATCCTGACCGGTGATACCGGCGCGGGGAAGGTCAATACTCTGGTTAGCGGTCGTATCTACGCATACCAAGCACCGGAGGGAGCGGCTTTTCCGTTCGTAGTCTATTCCCGCCAGGCTGGCCACGATGTGATGGGGGTCGGCGCGGCGCGGATCATGGCAAGTGAGGTTTACCAGGTCAAGGCGGTCGGCAAGGGGGCCACTGTATCATTTTGGACTATCAAGGCCATCGCCGACCGGATCGACGAAGTGCTGCAGGGGGCGAGTGGCAGCGTTGTCGATGGCCGGGTACTGTCTTGTGTTCGTGAGCAGATCATCAGCTACGTGGAAAACAGCGGTTCAGATGTGTATTCGCACCTGGGTGGGCTGTACCGTATCCAGGTGCAGGAGGTAGAAACGTGAGCGAGCGAACGACGATCAGCCAAGTCGTGCAGTTGGGCGCAGAGGCAGTTCCTGGGACTGCTGTAGCCGCGAACCGGCGTCTGCAAGCGGTCTCTATCGAGCCGGGGATCAAAGCGGACGTAAAGGGCTTCCGCCCGATGGGGGGCAAGTTCCCGGTCTTGTCGGCTCTTGGCAAAGAGTGGGTTGAAGCGAGGATCAGCGGGCAGGCGGCGTACAACGACCTCGCGTTTCTGCTGGCGAGTTGCCTAAGCTACGACGAGCCGATGCGGCGGGGAACGACGGCTGCGTATGCGTGGGCGTTCGAGCCGGGGCAGTCCGCTGAGGACATTGTCAAGACATTCACAGTCGAGGCAGGGTCGGGTGTTCGTGCTGGCCGTTTCGCCTATGGGCTGGTGACCGAACTCGGGCTGAAGGCCGATCGAGAGAACGTTGAGGTCTCCGGGTCGATGTTGGGCCAGCAGTATGAGGATGGGGTTACTCTGACAGCGGGAGCGCAGGCGGTAGAACCCGTCCCCATTCTCCCGACGCAGATCGACGTGTTTCTCGACAGCAACAGCGCGAACCTCGGCAACACGAAACTTACGCGAGTGCTCTCTGCCGAGTTCAACGTCAGCGACCGGTTCGGCCCTCTCTGGGTGCTGAACAGCGAGTTGCCGAGTTGGGCGGTGCATGTCGAGACAGAACCCAGAGCGACTCTCACACTCCTTGTCGAGGCCGACGACGAGGGGATGGCGTTGCTACCTGTCCTGCGGTCTGGGGACAAGCGGTTCGTGAGGCTGCAGGCAACTGGACCGGTCATCGACGACCCGTATACGTACCTACTGCAGCTAGACATGTGCCTAACGGTGGCTGACGTTGGCGAGTTCAGCGACGAGGATGGAGTGTATGCGGTTGAGTGGACATTCAATGTCACGTACGATGCGGCCTGGGGCAAAGCCCTTACCTGCTCGCTGGTCAATACGTTGGCCGATCTGGGCGGAGGCAGCTGATGCCTGTCAGAGTTGGGAATCTGGTGCGAGATCGCCGGACTGTCACCATGCCGATTGGTGACGAGTCGTTGACCATTACGTACCAGCCGAGTGGCATTACCCCCGACACTGAGGACAAGCTACGCGAGTATGCGGCAGATCAGCGGGGTGGGGCGATGCTGGTCGCTCTCCTCGTCGATTGTTTGGTTGAGTGGGACCTACTCGATGACCGTGGCAAACCTCTGCCAATCACGGCGGACAGCTTGCGGAAACTGCCGACGATTTTCCTCGCTCAGGTCGCGCAGGCGATCACCGAGGACATGCGCCCAAACCTGCCGAGCGCCGGAACCTCCGGCGCTGGCTCGCTACAGATGGGCGGCTAGGGGCGCCACCTGAGTGGTATCTCCTGATCCGGGCGGCACGGTACCTGGGTGTGCCGCCGTGGGAGTTGGCCCAGCAGCCAGTGACGTGGCGGGACTGGGCGCTAGTTGCCGAGAGCATGGAGAACCAGGCGGAGGCAGATAGGTTGAAGCGGAGTAACCGGTAATGGCGATCACAGCTGCGGAGCTGCTTGTCAAGATCGGCGCCGATACAGGTGGCGCCGAGCGGGGCATGCAATCGGTCAGCGCCAAGCTGGCCGACTTTGGCAAGTCGGCGACGATTGCTGGAGGGATGCTCACTGCTGGCCTGACCCTGCCACTCGTGGGCGTGGCCAAAGCTGGTGTCGAAGCCGCTACCGGCTTGGACCGTGAGATGCGTAACATCCAGAGTATCTCGAAGGCTACTGACGAAGAGATCGCTGCTCTGTCGGAGACCTTCGTACGCATGAGCATGGACGTCAGCGTGACCACGGACTCGGCGCAGAAATTGGCAGCCGGATTCTACGACATTCAGTCATCGGGGTTCGCCGGTGCGGACGCCATGACAGTACTGCAGGCCAGCACGAAGGCGGCAAGCGCCGGTCTGACCGACACTGCTGTGGCGAGCAAGGCAATCACAGCTGTGCTGAATGCCTATGGGATGTCCGCTGACCAGGCGACGCGGGTGAGCGATACGCTGTTCCGTACGGTGGATATCGGCGTTGTGAGCTTTGAGGAGCTGGCGACCAACCTGGGCGATGTGGTGGGTACGGGCGCCGTTGCTGGCGTCACCATCGAAGAATTGGGTGCTGCGTTTGCCACGATGACCAAAGGCGGCATATCCGCTGCCGAGTCCGCGACGGCACTCAACCAGTTGATGCTATCGTTTATCTCGCCATCTAAGGCGGCGGCGGGAGCAGCAGTAGCACTGGGCGTTGACCTATCGGCAGCAGCACTGCAGAGCAAGGGCCTCGCAGGGGTAATGGCCGAGGTTACCCAGAAGACCGGCGGCAGTGTTGAGGCTCTGAGCGCTCTCTTTCCCAACGTGCGAGCGCTCAAAGCGGCGCTGTCATTGACACGCGGTGAGATGGGACCGTTCGCTGAGGACTTGGCAACCATCGGCACAGCAGCGGGAGCGACACAGGCGGCTTTCGAGATACAGACCCGGTCGTTCGCGGCCCAGATGGCGTCGTTTCAGAATACTCTTCAGGGGCTGTTCATCGGTTTGGGGCAGATCATCCTGCCTGTTCTGACCGATCTGATAGCTCAGATCAAGCCTGTCATCGATCAGATCATGGGCCTGGACGAAGGTACAAAGCGGCTGATCGTGACCATCGGGGCCGTGGCCGCCGCGGCCGGGCCTGTACTGCTCATCATCGGTGGATTGGCAGCAGGCCTGGGGGCGCTCTTGTCACCGATCGGGCTGGTGATTGCAGCGTTGGCGGCGCTGGGAGCTGCCTATGCCACCAACTTCGGCGGCATGCGTGACGCAGTCGATCAGCTCGTTGCGCAGGCTCAGGCCGTATGGCCCGCCATACAGACCACGATCACCACAGCGGTTCAGACGATCCAGACTGTGATCGCGAGAGTCTTCACTGCGATCCAAGAGTTCTGGTACCAGCATGGTGACGAGATCCTCACCTTTGCACGAACCGTCTGGGGCGCGATCCAGCAGTTCGTCGACCTCGCTGTCCGCAACATCTCTGACATCGTGACCACAGTCATGGCGACCGTGCAGAAATTTTGGGATGAGAACGGCCAACAGATCATGGAGGCCACGCAGATTGTCTGGAATCGGATCTGGCAGATCATCAGTACGATCATGCATGTGATACAGACGATCTGGCGAGACCATGGCGAGCAGATACTGCACGTCGCCCAGAACGTCTGGAACAGCATCAAGGTTGTGATCGAGACGATGATCAATGTAATCCTGGGAATCATCAAGCTGGTTACGTCGCTGATCCGGGGCGACTGGGAGGGCGCCTGGGAGGCGATCAGGGGGATCGCTGAGAGTGTCTGGAATGGTATCTACCGTATCATCTCGAACTTGCTGGACAGTATCAAGACGATCATCTTCATCGCGCTTGACTCTGTGCGACCTCTCTGGGAGAGAGTCTGGGGAGGGATCCAGGACACGACCGAGCGCATCTGGGAGGGGATCGTCAGCACGGTGAGGAATGCGATCAACTCGATCATCAGGGGGATCAACTCACTGATCACAGCCTGGAACCGGTTGGAGTTCCGCATACCGGGGTTCGGCGTAGACATCCCCAAGGTCGACATCCCTGGAATCGGCACGGTGGGGGGAGGGCACCTGGGCTGGCCAGGGATTACGATCGGCACACCAGACATCCCGACCATCCCACTGTTGGCGGCTGGTGGTTTAGTCACACGTCCAACGCTGGCCATGCTCGGCGAGCAGGGACCGGAGGCAGTGCTGCCGCTGGATAGACTAGATGTCCTCGCTGAGCGCATCGCCGCCGCCGTCGCCGGCCGCCCGACCTACACGATCAACGCGCAGTATCGCTACCAAGATGAGCGGTCGCTGCGAGACGACTTGAGGCTGCTGCAGTTGCTGGGAGTGGCGATATGACCTGGCAGGTATCGGTTGTCAGCCGTGGAACCGAGTACAACCTGTCGGACAACCAGGATTACCTGCTCACCGGCATCGACGGCATCGCGGCGGCGCCGGTGGCTCGAATCAGTGAGCGAGGGCCGATGCAGCACGGCGAATCTGACCTTGGCTACCGATTGCAGCCTCGGCGGATCGCGTTGGCACTGATGGTGCGGGGAGGCGATACAGCGGCTTGGTTCGCCAGGCGAGAGACATTGCTGCGTATATTCCGTAGCAGTGACAGTCCGGTCAAACTGAAGATCGTCAATGGTGACATCGTACGCCAAGTCGACTGCCACCTGAGCGGGACGATGGAGATGGCGCCGGAGGTCGGGCTGTCACCGCGCTGGCAGCGGGTGGGGATCGAGCTGCTGGCGCCGGACCCCATCTGGTACGACCCGGTAGGCGTGACCGAGATTTTTGAGTTAGGTGCCGGTGGGCAGACGATGGATATCCCACTGGCCATCCCTTGGAAGGTGGGAGCCAGCACGATCAGCACCACTCGTCGAGTCAACTACGCTGGGACCTGGGACGCTTGGCCTGTGGTGATCATCACCGGTCCCATCACTAACTGCGTCATCACCAACGAGACGATGGGGGACAGGCTGGACTTCACAGGTACGACCATCGGCGCCGGGGTGAGCTACACTATCGATTGCCGTTACGGGTACAAGACAGTGACCCGCAGTGACGGCGCCAACCGCGTCCAGGACCTCACGGCGAACAGCAACCTGGCGACGTTTCGGGTCGGCGCACACCCAGACGTGCTTGACGGGGTCAACATTTTTCGGGTTCGGGGGTCTGGCTGTACTGCAGCTACGCAGGTTGTCCTGCAGTTTCACACACGATACGTGGGGGTATAGAGATGGCAGAGTTCTCAATCTTCTGGACAACGGGGGCTACTGGTGATGGGGCTTCGCCGTACACGACGGCGCAGATCACCGCTTGGCTGCGGCGGACCTTCGCCCCAGGGCAGGCCAACGGGGGCGTCCTCAGGGGGTACGGCAACGAGCTCGCGGTCTCGGGGACGTCCTCGCCAGTCACCGTGGGGACAGGGGCGGCGCAGGTCTATGGCTACCCGTATGAGAACGACTCGGCTGTGACCGTGACTATCCCCACGCCATCGAGCGCTACCCGGATCGACTGGATCGTGCTGCGGGCCAGCTGGCCCGCGCAGACTGTGCGGATCGCGCACGTCGCTGGTACCGAGGGGGGTGGAGCCCCGTCACTGACTCAGATGCCAGGGACAGTCTACGACATCCCCCTGGCCCGGGTGTCTATCACCACAGGGGGCGTGATCACCGTTACGGACCAACGGGTCTTCTGCACCTTTGGAACGGTGCTGCAGACAGCCAACCTGGCAGACAGCGCTGTTACCGTAGCCAAGATCGCAGATGGGGCCATCACAACAGCCAAGTTGGCCAGTGGGGTTCTGAGTGCCGACACTACGGGCCGTGCCAAGATGGCCGACGGCTTCGTCACCACGGCCAAGATCGTAGATGGAGCGATCTCTATGGCCAAGCTTGCGGCCAACGCCGTAACCAACGACAAGTTCCGCCAGTCTGGTGCCTGCTCTGTCGTTGGACGTTCGGCCAACTCCATGGGGAACGTGGCGGACATCTCGGCGGGGAGCAATGATACATTGTTGCGGCGAGTGAGCGACGCACTCAGCTTTGGTGTGCTCACCCTGGACATGATCCCGGATGCCCTCATCACCGGCGCCAAACTCGCAGCCAACGCCGTGACCAACGATAAGTTTCGCCAGTCAGCAGGCCTGTCCGTCGTGGGGCGCAGCGCCAACTCCACGGGCAATGTGGCGGACATCTCGGCAGGCACGGACGGACACGTGCTCAGGCGGAGTGGGACGACACTGGGTTTTGGCCAGGTTGCTACGGCAGGCATTGCTGATGGGGCAGTGACAGCGGCTAAGATCGCCAACCGCCAGCGGCGGTTTCTTGTGCCAGCAGTATTTGCGAGGAACGAGACCGATGGGACGTATCTCAACTGGGGCGACGCCAACGCCCCTGGTTGGAATACCCCAGACAACAAGCGGAGCACCCTCGTTGGGGGCTTCCTGGTCCCTAGGGACTATGTCTCTGGTATGTACATCTACGCCGTAGTACTCCCCCAGGCGTCGGGCTATCTCTACTGTGAGCACCTGTTCCGCAGCGCCAAAGCAGAGGAGACGTTCCCACAGCATGGACATACGGAGTTTTATACGGCGGCATTCGTTACGAATAACAGGGTCCAGGAGATTCAGGCCATCGGCCCGGCTACGCAGCTACAGTACGTTGAGCCCGACGAGTATGTGATGCTGCGGTGGGCGCGCGATGCTACGTCTGCATACGATACGATCAACACCACCTGCAGGTTCCTCGGCTGGATGGTTTACTATACGGCAGATAGCTGATGGCTACTGAGTACCGCCTGGACATCTACACTGCTGCTGGCGTGAAGTTAGCAGAGGTCTCTGACTTCTGGATGCTGCGGTACCGCCGGCAAGTCAATGCGCCAGGAGTCCTGTCGTTCACTCTGGCTGGAGATCACCGCGTTGTCCCGCAGCTGGAGCACAATAGCCAGGTGATCGTCTACCGCCGCAATGCGGCGATGGGGTTGCCGTGGACGGCGGACTTCTACGGGCTCTTCCGAGGGCAGAAGCGCAACTATACAGATCATGACACGTTCGCCGCAACGTGCCCCGGCATCCTGACGATGCTCTCGTGGCGAATCGTGGCCTGGAAGGCGGGGATCAGCAACCGGTCGTCGTTTTCCAGCGCCAGGGCTGAGACCGTGATGAAAACGCTGGTCTCCTACAACGCGGGGGCCAATGCGACGACGGCGAACGGTCGGATCAGGAACGGGATGATCCCAGGGATCAGCGTCCAGGTAGACGGTGCCCGCGGCAACACGATCTCAGTCGACTGTGCCTGGGATAACCTGCTGGAGATATTGCAGAAGGTGGCGGGCATCGGCGGCGGGGATTTTGATCTGATCAAGATCGGCGCGGCGGCCTGGGAGTTCCGCTGGTATACAGGACAGCGGGGGACTGACCGCACGGCGTCCCTGCTCTTCGCGCTGGAGCGGGGCAACATGGCCGAGCCAGAGTACGAGTACGACCGGGTTGATGAGCGAACGGTCGCTGTTGTCGGGGGGCAGGGCGAGGGAAGCGACCGGGTGGTGGTGGTACGCTCGGGGCCGGACTACTCCGCGGGGAATGACATCGAGACCTTCGTGGATGCCCGTAACTGCACGACAACTGGGGGGCTGAACAGCAGCGGCGATTCCCGGCTGGTGGCTCTGAGGGCTCGGCAGGAGTTTACGTATCGAGTAGTGCAGACTCCAGGCTGCACGTATGGCGTGCATTACGAACTGGGCGACCTGGTGAGGGCACAGTACGGCACCGTCAATGTGACGCAGAAGATCGTGGGCGTGACGATCAGCCTGAGCCGCGATGGAGCTGAGACGATCGATGTGGAGATGCAGACTATATGAGCGACGCGTTGCTGGAACGGCTGGTCGCTGAGATCGTGGCGCTGCGGGAGAGGGTGGCGCATCTCGAGCGGTGCGAGTACATCGCTCGAGCGGGCGTAGCGGGGGACGCCGACCTGCTGGACGGCCTGCACGCCGACGCCACTAACGCTGCCGATGCCCACGTGGTAGCGACGGATCAAGCTGGTAAAGCGAAGCTGAAGGGCCTAGGTCTTGATACCACGGGCACAGCAGGCACTGGCGACTTGAGGCTAACAGGCAGGATCAACTTCGAGTCTAGCGGAGTTGTGGATACGAACCTCTATCGCTCCGCCGCCGATACACTCAAGACCGACGATTCGTTGATAGTGGCAGATGGTCTCAACGTCGGCTCAGTGACGACGGCGCGGTGGGGGCAGGCATTCGTCAGGACCACTCGATATCCGGTAGTGCTGGCGGAACGCTCTAGCTCCAGCACTACGGGCCTATCGGGCGGGCTTTCAACCAAGCATACCACGTCGGCCAACATGAACGACGGCTTTGGCACCAGCATCGGCTTTCACATCGAGGATGATGCGGCGGTGAACAACGTGATCGGCGAGATCGGGGCAGTACGTGCTGGAGCAGACAATAGCGGCGCGCTAGTATTCGTTCCATACAACAACGGCATTCGTGCCGAGGCGATGCGTATATTGCCATCGGGCCGCGTCGGCATCGGCACCACCTCGCCCGCCACA